CCTGTTCAAGGGTTGCAAGCTCAAGCTCTGAGTAAACGGCGATAACGCCGTATTCAGCGGTTTCAAACGAAACTGATTTGATTCCGTAATAGGTGACTTTTTCGCCTAAATTATTTACTACAACGATATCTGCCATTTGGCACCTCCTATTCTGTTATTTGAAACAGCTATAAAAGGCCGCTTAAAATCCGCACAAATCGGCGGATTGCATGGTGACTTGAGCCTGCATTTCCAACCCACGAAGAAGACGCCCATTTGCAATAATGGGAATAACCCCCTCGTGAACATCCAGAGGTTCAGGAAGGTCCCATGATGCCAGATACATGGGAGCAGATTCGTCAACATAAACCGTGATCTTATCTACCACACCATAGCCAGGGGCGGTCACATCCGGAAATACAATCTGACGGCCAGATAACGCATTTGGCAACTTTGCGCCGGGCACCGGGACGCGCCGATACCCGGATTCCTGGGGCGGCTCAGTGCCGTCAAGCCGCAGCAGCCCAGCATATAACATATCCGTCATGCGTAAGCCTCCAATGTATCCTTGTCCAGTCCGATGATGAACTGCTTAGCTCGGATCAGAGGGACATAGCCAACGCCGACAGTCAACGGAGAGGACAGCTGAGCAACGAGGAAAGGCTTACCGTTCTGGGTCCGAGGGTCATCACTTTTTGCAAGGCCCACATGGGTAATGGAGCCGCAGTCAGCGATTGCCTCAAACAGGAAGATGATGCTGCCGTTTGCAATCTGCCCGGGGATGTGTGTCAGCACACCGCCGAACTTCTGACGCTCATAGCCGGTGTTAGCCAAAGGCTCAGTAAAATTGTCTCCGTTTTCATCCGGAGTAGTGGTGGACAGGCAGACCCATGTTTCTGAGTTGATCCAGTCATACAGGATTTCGTCTGCCGCCCAGCGGGTAAATCCAGTTGCCATATTATTACACCTCTGTTTGGTTTACTTAAACATCAGCTTGAGAGAGTCCGTGCGGAAAACAGCAACCTCATTCTTACCCACGGTCAGTGTCTTCGCGGGATACTGGCCGTCTTCGTCAGGCTCTCCATCAGGGTCAGTCAGCAGATCCCAAGCCAACAGAGAGGACGCATTGCTGGAACCTACGGTCTTGGTGTTGAAAATGCCAAAGTGGGTAAATGTGGGCCAGCCGCCATCTTCCAGGCACTCGGAGCTGACAATTTCCTCCAGCAGAGACACCTGCTTATTCTCAACGGTGCTCCATTTGTTGGTGTACTGAGACGCGGATTCGATGTTGAGCTGGATTCTTGCGTAGCTGGGATATGTATCAGGATCAGGCTCAGAAAAAGCAGATCCGTCGCTGCCGGGGTCCTGCGTGGAGAAGCCCAAGAAGCACTGACCTGTGCCGGTGCCCAGACTGGACTTGAAACCGATAATGAAATTGAGCAAAGTGTTTGCAAGGCTAACCGAAATCATATTATTTCCTCCTGTAAATTAGTGTTGGTTGCTACAAAAAACCCTCCGGAAATTTCCGGAGGGTAAATGTACGTTATTCAATATACAAAGAATTTTCCACCTGCTGGACGTTCCATGCACCGGTGATGTGTAGGTTGCTGCCTGTCTGCACAGGGTTGTCCCAGGGAGCCTGTGCCAGCCGTACATAGCCGCCACTGACTGCACCAAATTCAACGCCGCAGCATCCACGCCCATGGACCGTCGAAGCAGCATTTGCGTGTGCTGTTTCGGCTGCAAGATGTGCGGCCACAATTCCGCGTCCTGGCCTTGTGGCCTTTTTGGCGGAATGTGCGATACTATACACGTCCGGGAGTACGGTGTGCATACGGATATTTGCAAATCTTCCTGATATACCACCCAAAGATACTGCGAACTGAATATGGATTGGCTGACCTGCGCTATGTACCGCCGTGGCCGTTCTCGAAGTACCATATCCGATCACATTCGGGATCGTGACGATACCAAATGCGGGATGTACACCGGCGACATATCCCTGTGCGGAAAGCTCATGGAAGAACTCTATACCACCGGACCCTGCAACCGTTGCAGCGGATCTAGCTTGTGCTAACGATGGCACTGGGATCAGGGTTACAATTCCTTGAGTCGGGATTGTAGAAATTGCAGCGGCACTGGTAGAGCTGGAACGGCAAGCAAACAGAAACGCAGTTTGCATTTGTACATCGACGGGACTATGCAAAGCATAGCGTGCGGAGCCAAGACTTCCTATCCAGAAGATTCCGCTGCTGTTGATATCTCTTCGGATCGATACTGCGGCATGGGCCGTGGCAATCAAAATGTTCTCTGAATAGAGCCGCATTCTGGTAGGCTCAACCATATCCGCAACTGCTGCCCCGGTAACACTGGAACAGAAGATACCATGTGCAATCCGTCTGAGTATCAGTGCGGCATTCGCAACGGACAAGAGACTTTCAGAAAGCACCTGTAGGCACGATGTTGGATGCTGTTTCTTCGGCTGAAGAAATTCCCGATCTTTCAATGTGGCATACATTCCAGTTTGATTTGGATTCACCATTTCGGGCCATGCGCAACCGAAGGAATGGCTGATTTGATAAGCCCGATACAACCAGGGGTTTTCCAACAGACCGCTTACAATGCTGTTTGTCCTATTAACGGCGTATAACAGATACGAAGATGGATGTTGTCCATCTCTGAGATCCGTATACCCCACCAATGCCAGCATATTTGCAAAGAGGTGTGCGCTCGTTGGGGTTTCGGTTGTCTCTGCGGTATGCGTTTTAATGCCGTTTCTGTTAATGAGATAAACTTGCTGCGGACTGTCGTTTTGCGGATAACCAGATATCCCCATTTCATCGATAGCACTATGCAGGAAGTAGCCGCGTGGTACTTCCTGCATGGGGCAGCCGTGTGTTTCCCATTCAAAAAAGACGGAATATAGCAAACTGGCGCAGGGAGATTCCTGGCGGGGGTAGCTATACGGTATTTGATCCTCTATGGGAATACACAGCAAATTTTCACGAGGGGCATCAATTTGTGCCTGACCATATACTTCACTCTCAAAGATCCTGAGGAAATAATCACGGGGAGTATCCCGCTTGGGACGGTTCCACATCATTCTCTCAGGAATGGGTACGATCAACAGATTATCACGGGGGATGTCTGCCTGCGGCTGTCCGTACATTTTCCGTTCCGGTATAGAGACATACAGCAGATTGCTGCGAGGATCATCCAGTTCTGGATATCCACACATTTTCCGTTCCGGTACGGGTACGAGCAGCAGATTTTCACGAGGTGCATCCAGCCGTGGGCATCCACCCATTTTTCGCTCCATAATAAGGGCGTGTAGCCAATTACTGCGGGGAGCATCTATTCTTGGCTGGGATCTCCGTGCCCTATTTGCAATGGTTGCAAGCAGTAGATGATCCAGCGGATTGTCAGTCTGGGGGCAGCAATATATACCGCAAAGACCTTCTAACGTGTAGTGCAGAATATCTCTGGGTAAATCAATGTGGGGGTGGCTGTTCAGTATTTCTTTCGCTGTAAGTGATGCCAATGAATCCTTCGGTATATCCAGATTGCTCCCGGCATGACCGAAGATGTGGTGTATGGATCTTAACCATGTATGCTCTGGCTGATCCACTTTACCGTTACATAATCCCAGGTGTTTCAGCAGTCCCAACGTCAGCAGGACTATCGGGGCTTCCACATCAGCACCGGCGTTCCCGTCATTCGTTGCCCATGCCAGCAACCTGTTTTCTCGTGGGGTTTCTAGCACAATATTCGTGACGGACAATAACAACTGATAGGCGAACAGATAAGCATTCGATGCTCCATAGAGTCGTACAGCCGCATGATTAACTGCTGCATCCTGAAGGTACAGGAGTACATTCGTAGGATTTTGCAGGAATCCCGCAGCCACACCGGGAGACGGGTTCCGCGCAAACAAAAGCAACGCTGTAGGGCCCATCAACGCCACATTAGCATGACGAACCGTATTATTCACATCAAGCAAGAATACATTCGCAGGGTGCATATGCCTGATATTCGCTGTGTTGATTAAGCCGTCAGTCCCCAAAAGCCATAAATTGTTCGGGAGTGTAACTACCGTATTGGAGGTGAAGATCTGACCGGAATACAGGTGAAGCAGTACCGATGTCGGAGGAACTGATATGAGCCGCCCTGAGAGCAGGAACTTAAAAGCATCCCACAGAAGAACGTCCCTAACGGCATCAGCAAATGCCCTGCCTATTACCCCGACACTAAATTCCGTATGCATCCGCAGCCGGGTAATGACCGCCTGATAAATTTCCACTAAAGCTGCTGTTCTGGAAATCGGAGTGCAGGAAGTCTGTACCCGTCTTTTTCCGCATACATCCAGCTGGTGCTTGCTGTGAGACAGCTGAAGCACATCTACGGGGCGGAACAATCCGCTCTCTACAACGGCACTACTGCGGCTGCTTGTGGCAACCTGCGCCATTGTGTGGAGCGGTAGAACTTGATCCGCTATTACCTTTTCAGTCGCAAGCGATATATTCTCAGCAGACAGATACAGATACTCAGGCAGAACAATAGTCGCCTGAGTATTTGATTTGGTGAGTATTTCCGTTACAAGATTGTATACCCGGGCATGATTGACTCTGCCGGTAACACTGCGCAGCGTTTTGGAATTAACGTACTTTGTTATTCCTGCAGCATTCAGCTTTTCCATGCTGGCAGCATGAGTGCTGCATATTAAGGAAGGATACGGTTCAAAGACTATGGCATTCCACATATCCAAGCTGGGTAGACTGATATTGGTATGAATGGTATACTCACGCCGGATACGGGCACCTGGTAGAGAACGTGCGCCTTTATGATAGATGGAGGTTCCTGCATTGATACTCGCTGCCGCATCTTTTGTGGGGACTGTACCTCGCATTAGGCCCAGCATCAGATTGACTCGGCGTACCAGCTCCAAAATATATGAAGCGTATACCTTGTCGCCGTATTTCATTTTGGTAATAGCACCGTCTTCATCGTAGGTGATCGTCGTTCCCTTGAATCGTTTTCTACCGATATATCCGGGAAAATTCTCATCCATAGCCCATGCCCAGCTGGCAGGGGCACCAATATCAACGTTATTGCAAACGGTATTGAAGTCTGCGGCGGTAAGCTGTCCATAAGGCCGTAGGATCTTAGAATCATCGACTGTGTAGGGTTCCCATTCATCAGTGCGTCGAGGGTCATACCAGTCGATCCCGGCAATGCCCAACGCATCGTTGATTGCATCGACAATGGCATTCCATGTTTCTTTAGAAAAATACTCAGTGGGCGTACCGGAAACAAGGGCGGCTCTGGACTCAGGCCAATCTTCCCATGAAAATAGAGGATAATCCTCTGGCAGTATCGGAATTTCGGTTAGACCGGGGCTCTCCTCAACTTCTTCGTCAGGAATCGCTGACATTGCCATGCAATCACCTCCTGTTATGCAAATACTGCTGAGAATGAGTCAAACAGGGCGGTATCCACAACGTTGTATGTTCGGCCCTCCTGTGTGTTGATAAAGAATCCGACGGCACCCTTGAGTCCGACGAAGCTGCCCGTAGACAGGCGTGGAGCCGAGTTGCCGATATAGATACCGTTTGCAAACTGCTTTACAAGGCCCAGTCTGGACGAATCTTCGCTATCGTCGTTGCCCATCAGCATATAGGGATAGTCATAACCCTCGGAGTCTTCACTGAAGCCGATCCGGGCAATAGGTTTGAAATCTCCGTATTCGCCCTCCTGGGCATACAGGACAAATGTATCACCTTCAACAGTGATATAGGATTTTCCGTCGCTGGACATAAACTGGCCCGTGCCACGCATACTGAACGTATTGTTGATAAGGTCCAGAATGAACGATTCTCCATCTTCAGACTGAAGGATACCAGCTTTAATCAGATCCGCATTCAGAGTACCGGATTTAAGCAGGTCAGCATTCAGAATGCCGCTGTTGATATAGCTGGCATTGATGTAGATTTGCCCGTCCGGGCCAATAAGCAAGCCCTGCACAGTTCCATTGTTGGTCAGCTTATTAAAGATGTCTTCCTGCGTCTGATTCTTTAGCAGCGCATCAGCATAATCTTTCGTCTCATTTGGAGATGTAGACGAGTTGTTGATATTCGTTGCACTGTCTCTTCTGGCAGACCCTGTTGATTCTAGTGTATCCCGCTGCCCGCGCTGCGTCCTCGTCATAACGCAAGTATCAAAGGTTTTACCGTTGATATCAACAATGTGGACGATGTGCCCGGGCCTTATATCCAGAGATGCCATGAGCACTACCTTACAGGGCGTATAGGTGGTGCTGGATATTTCCGCTTTGATCGTAGCCAGTCTGGCTTTAAGATCGTCCCCGACTACCGTAATGAGGGGGTTGCAAGAGATGATATATGAGTTGGTGCCAGCATTCATTTGCGGCCACGGGAGGCCGTATTCATTTTCAGCAAGCCGTACTTGCACCGCATCGATCTTTGCAACCTGATAATCCTCGTACTTTAGACTGAAGTAGTGTCGCTCTCCGCTGGGCGTTAGAGTGATCCCGGAATCCTCATACCATGCAAATTCGATCTTTCCGTCCGGTGTAGCTCTACAGAAACGTGCGGCGATTTGCCCGATCCAGCTCATAAGTTCACGGCCTGTCAATGTTCTGGGTGCAAATTCATTCACCAGAAAATCACCGTTAGGAATCTCGGTGTTTACCAATGAGAGCTTGCACTCTTCACAAACCATCTGCGCAAAGGTAAGCAGTGAATACGGCCAGCCGGTTAGGGATTGCACCCATTCCGTCAAATCAGTATCCAAACGAGAAATGCGGTCATAGGCAATAAACTTGTATGTGTTCCAGCTGGGACGTTCAGGAGCCTCCATTCGGAATATACCGGCCTGTGTTCTGTTGCCGCTACCATCCACCTTGTAGAGGGTGATTTCATTTCCTACTGCAATGTTTAGATTGCCGCCGGGGGTAAACAGCTTGACTTCCAAAGCTGCACAGCAGACGGAACCCAAGGTGAGTTCCGTACCGCTGTTTACACTATCAGTAAGCGTGGTAGTCTGAATCGCGTTTACGGAGTTAGGGCCAGAGAATATTTCCGTGCCGTCTGGCAGCACAATCAGATTTCTCAGCATTGTCCTTCCTCCTAATTCTCAATAATTACCAGCTTATAGTTTTTCCAGATACCAGTGACCGCATTTGCCCATGTGATGGGGTAGCTGGATCGATATGCCTGACAGGTTACTTGCTTGGAAGAGTCGATTCGGTCAGGATGTTCAAAGGAAAAATCCTCTGCATCCGGGAACAGACTTTCCATATATTGTTTTTCTGCTTCTGTGATTTCACTGTAGCAGATAGTCCATTTACCAACCTTATACCGGATTACAATGCGGTGCATAACACCACCTTCGTCTCTGCCGGAATCGCTCGAATCGAGATCCGAGAACAGCATTTCGATATCAGCATCAGGGGTGAAAATGGGCTTGCCGTTTACTTTGAATTTATCCCATAACTGTCTCATGCGTTCACACCTCGAATCACGTTCATTTTACGAACATACCTCTGATTGGCTTCTCCAATAGTGGTATCTCCGATTTCAATTTCATCGATTGCCTGCAGAATTGCGTCCAGCTTGTCCAGGATTGCCTCATAGGATGCAACGTCAGCACCCAGCAGATCTGCGATTGCAGCAACGATGGATTCGTTACCGGTTCCGCCGGGGGCGCTTTCTTTGATCATGGTTGCTGCAGCATTGTACGGTACCACAGAACCAGAAGCAAGCTTAGGCACGGAAAACGTTGCGCTCTCGGCGATTGCCTGCATACGATCCATGAGAGCAGTGAAGCTGTTAGCAATTTTATCCGAGAAGGAAGTAAGCGCCTGATCGACCTTTGTATTGGTCAATATCCCATCAATGGAATACTCATTAGCCTTAAATTCTTCCGAAATTGCATCCGCGATACCAATTACACTGTCAATCACGGAAGATTCAGAAGCCTCAATACCTTCGCCGACGCCCAGACCGATGTTTTTACCAACACCATCACGGAATAGCCTGGACGGAGAATGAATGCCCAAGGCTCTGCAAGCGGCACTGTAGAGGCTGTTTACGATTTTGCATACAAGGTCAATCAGCCAAGACCAACCAGCACTTAAACCATTGGCGATACCCGAACAAATATCGGAACCGATACCGTACCAATCTTGGCTCTTTAGTGTGCTCATTGCATTTTGCATATTATTGACTATGCTATCACGTGCAACTCGGAAGCCGTTTGCTAATGTACTTTTCACAGAATCCGTCTTAGAATCAATCGTGCCGTCAACTTCAGCACCCCAGGAGGCGATATCCGATTCTGTTTCAGAGGTCCAGGAAGCAATCTCCGTTTTCGTGGTATCTGCCCACTCAGAGACGGTATTTTCTGTACTTTCGGTACATTCCTCGATATCTGCCTCTACACTGGATGTAGCATCATCGACTGCCGCCTTTGTTTCTTCAGATACTTCGGTGATGATTTCCTCCGTGGATTCGGCACACTGTTCAATGCTTTTTTCGGATTCAGTCGTCGCATTTTTGATTTTTGACTTTATGTTTTCAGCCCATTCAGATACTTTACCTTTCGTTTCCTCTACCCATCCCGTGATACCCTCCTTTGTTTCATTGATCCAGGAGGTAATGCTCTCCTTGACGTTGCTAGACCATTCCTGTACGACGGTCAGCAACTCGTTAAAGGCAGTCGTGATCCACTCTTTCAGACCCGTCCAAGCTTCTTGCAATCCAAGAAGCAGTCCTTCTACAATGAATCTACCTTGCTCCTGCATAACGGTAGACGGGGAGTTAATTCCGAACGCGGCTTTGAAACCTTCGATAAACGGATTAAAAATATGCTCTACGATCCAGTTGCCTATATTGCAGATTGCGTCCCAAATGCCCTGTAGCAGCCCTTCAACGGTAAATTGGCCGTCTTCGTAAGCAACATCATGCCACCATTCAACGACGGAGTTCCACGCTTCCTCAATTAGCCCCCTGAGAAAGCCAGCTATACCGCCTAACGCTGCACCAATTCCCCGAGAAAGGGCAGAAAAAACGCCGGAATAATCGATGTTCGCAATGAATACTGCGATATCGTTACCCAGCTTTTGCCAGTTTACATTTTCGATTGCGGTACTCAGACCATTAAGAACACCAATTATGCCGTCAGACAGTGTTTTTGCTGCCTGAATCCAGTCTATAGCATTCCACAGTCCCATAAAGGCATCACTCAACGCCCTACCCAGTGCGGCCCAGTCGAGTGTCGCAAAGAGGCCTCCTAGACCTTCAATGAGTGCAATGAATTTCCAACCGAGGACAACGCCAAGATTTTCCCAGTCAACACCATAAATAATATTATTTATTAGCTTTCCAAGGTTTGAACCCAGCTTGAACCAGTCAAACTTTTTGATAGCTGTTGCCAGAAATTCTAGAGCACCGTTGAGGTAATATCCGATCTTGCTTCCGATACCTTCCCAATCAACACTATCGACCATACTGTTGAGCTGATCTGCCAGAATTGTTGCGGCTTCGCTCCAATTTCCGGCTTTGAGTTGCTCTACGATCTGTTCGACCCAGTTAGGCAGTGTGACTTCCGGCATTACACCTTGGATGTCAGATGCGCCACCAGAACCGCCATCATCGGTGTTGTTATCACCCAATCTTTCCAGTTCATCAAAGGATGCTAGGTGTCGTTGCAATTTTTTTACTTGGCTTGCAGCTGCGCCACCGGCACTGTTGATTGCATTGGATGTGCTCTTTCCGACGAATCCCAGTAGATTAAGGAACTTCGTAAGGTATGCAATCGCAGTGGATACTAGAGTAATAACACGGTTAATAATTGGTCCGAGAATATTGCCGAGACTGGACCAACAGGCATTTAGATTTGCTGTAAGTTGCTCATTTTCTGCCATGTATGCGCTAACTGCTTTTCGCAGCAAAGCATACACACCTCTTGCGCCCAGTAAGCTCAGTGTGAACTGTTTAGCGTTGGAAATTAGGCGGCCGAATTGTTTGTCTGCGGATTTGGTGCCCGTTACGAGCTTTGCCATCCCCTTAACCGCAGATTTAATACTAGAAACCAAACGATTTCCAACTGCTTTCGCCATTTTGCTAATCCATGAATACGCGGATTTTGCTACATTTCCGATACCGGACACGGCTCTACTTGCAGCAGATGCATCGGACTGCATTTGAGATAGCTGTGCAGATGCTTGTGCAAGGGTGGAAGAAAGCTGCTGATACTGAGCGGTATCAGATCCTAGTGTGTATGCGTGTCCACCGCCGCGCAACACAGACATTTCACTATTTGCGCGTTCCAGTTTACGAATAGTTTCATCAATCTCATATTGTAGATTCTGCCACTGCTTCGTATTCTCTTTGACTCCCATAGCTGACATTTTATCTTGCCGGTTAATAAGCTGGATAAGTTTACCTTCCAGTTTATTAACTGTGCTTTCTAATGTTTTATACCGGTCTGTAGGAATTTTTGCTTGACCTAAAGCTTCCAGTTTTGTTTTTATATCAGCTATTTTTTGTTCCAGCTCAGATGCCTTAGAATGAAAAGAGGCCATGGCGCTTTCATTGCCGCCCATGGCCCGTTGGAATGTATTCTCTAAGCGGGATACACTGTTACTTACAGAATCAACCTGACGCTGCAGGCTGGATGTCCCTGTTGCTGTACCGCTAAAATTAGCGGTAGGTGTAGCTGTCGCGTTTCTTGTCTGCAAAGCGGCAATGTGGCTTTCCAATTCCTCCACTTTAGATTCCAGAGATGCGATTTTCTCCTCGGCTGCGTTGGTATTAAAATCGATATCAGCAGGATCAGAGAAAGCACCGTTAAGCTCAGACTGCATCTGAGCAATAACATTTTCTAAGTCTCGGATCTTCGATTGCAGTTCTGTTACTTGGGTATCCGCCGCTTGTGCGGATTCGGCAACCCCATCAATAGGCGTTTCATGGGACTGTACTCCGCTAAGATTTTTGAGCTTTTCCTCAAGCTCTGTGATAGTGGTTTTTAAGGATTCGGTTTCCGATTGCAGGCTGGAAATGGTGGATTCCAGTGCTTGGACCTTGTTATCCGTCTCGCTTACGCTCTTATTATTGCCTCCAAAGGTTTCTTTTAGGGTCTTGCCAAGCTCCTTAACCTCAGTAGACAGAGATTTGATGGCTGCCAGCAGTTCGGCACTACCCGCCTTAAATCCCTCCGGATTAACTTCAGTATCAACAATGATGGAGCCGTCGGCCTGATCCGCCATGTAACCACCTACCTTATACTATCCTAATAGCGCATTAAGCCGCTCCTTTGCCGCCTTTTCCTCAGCTGTCAGCTTCGGGGCTAGGACGCAGGCTTTTTTATTAGCGTTCCAAAATTCTCGCTCCCATTTTTCCAGATTCTTACCCTTTGCTTTTTTCATCCGCAGACTAATGATGTTTGAAAAAACACCTTCGGATATTTCCATGTAGTAGCCCATAAAGGTCCACCAATGGATATATTCAGCACTGCGAACCTCACACCCTGCAACTTTATTGATCGCCGGAAACAGTAAATTTTCATCCTGTTCCCAGTCCATCACTCTGGGAGATTTTCTATCTTCTTCCTCTGCGCCGTTGTCGATGAAATTTATCGCTGCTTTGAATGCTACTTCGTAATCATCCTCCGGGATGCTCTCAAAATCCTCATAGAGAATAAACAGGCAGATATAAACCTTTTCACTGTTTTCTAATTCAGGATCTGAGAATGCACAAAGGATTTTGAGTACGTCCCGGAAATCAGAACGTATGGAGCGTATGTGTCCGTTGACTTCCAGACCGCGTGGGAGCTGCCCGATCATTTTTTGCCGCCTTTGTGTTTGCCGGACTTATGGCTGTGTGGCTGATAGCCCTGCGTGTACTTTTTTACCCGGCTATTGACCTTCGCCGTCTCGCGTTCAAACTGACGGCTGATAAACTTGCCGACAGCTTCCAGGGCGTTTTCACAGTAAAAACGGCCATTTACGGGAGAAAACGGATGCACCTTACCAAAGAACGCTTCAGACATATTGCCACCGAACAGATAATCGCAGGCCTCATACAGCCGCCGCTCTGCTTCGCGCATGGCCTCAAAACCGGATTCGTCATCCTTGTCCACGGTTCCATCACCCTTGATATTTACGTTTTCAAGGGGTTCGGTAATCTTATCGAACTCAGCAACAGCTTTGTTGTAGCGGTCAACCATACCAATGTCGGTAGGCTGGAAATAAAACACGCCGATCTCATCACCGTGTTTATTGCAGACAGGTACCTTGACGCTACCTTCGTCCACAACGATTTTCATAAAATTGTTCTCCGTCATAAACTAGCCTCCTTATAGTGTGAAATGAGGACAGCCCCATTGGACTGTCCTCAGACGATTATGATGTGTCTAAAATTCGGAAAAGAAATCACACGGTATCAGATTGTGAAGATCAATCAGAAAATACAGATACCGTGGCTTCTGTTTTACTGTTGTTGTTCTTCCTTACGCGGTAAATGTCCATTACGGATCGCAATTAGAGCCATGCAAAATGCACCGGCTATCATTGACAGGGGTACGATCCATAAAAGATGTAATGGGTCCATTTTGTTATTCGTTTACAGGGGTTTCAGTAAAGGTCTTGGTCTTGCTGTCCCAAGTACCGGCAACGCGATTACCGGCATTGTAGACAGTGAAGGGGATCTGAACACCGGAGGTGTCGCCGCCGATGGAATTAGGCACGACATAAACATCCTCACGGTATGCCCATACCTGCGTGCCCTTTTCGTCTACCAGCACATCAACTTTGGTAGTCACGCAGGCATCGCCGGTCAGACGCTCATTGGCAATCTTTGCCAGCTGAGCGTACAGAGGATCGTCGCTGTATGCGTAGAAAGGATCGACCTCAGACTGAACCTCATAGCCGTTGTGCTTGACATTCTGCTCGCCCAAGATGTTGGGCTGCAGCTCAATGTCAGGATTAAGCTCTTCGTTGTATTCCTCCAGGTCTTTTCCCAGGCGGACATAGTTGGTTGCTTCACTGCCAAAGCCAGCATCAATGTAATGTGCCAAATACTTGCGCTCAAATTTTGCCATTGGAAATCAACTCCTTACTATTTGTCAAATTCGTTTTCATAATGAAGAGTGAGAGAAATAAGCCAATCCTCAATACCGTCCTGATAAGCGGCATAAAGGTGGCCGGGATTTGTACGGTTAATTGTTTTGATTTCCCGATTTCCGGAGGAAAGAGCGGGATACTCTATCAATCGGTATTCCGTGTCATTTATGACGATAGGCTGCTGCTCAAGCCATCTTCCAAGGCCATCCAGCAGCTCCTTGATCTTCAGCCTTTGGGTTTCAGACTTAGGGGCAGCTCTATAAATCACATTGAACGGATAAGCGCACACCTGTTTGACGTGGCCTATAATATCTTCTGTGTTTGACATGAGGGCGGCCCCGGACGTGGGGAAGAATCCGATTCCGGAAGTTTCAGACAAGGTGGAAAATAGAATTTTCTTCTCACCTAATCCGGGAAACTGATTCAGCAGAGCTAACATAACTCTGCTGACTGCTTCCGTTCCGTCGATATCGATTGCAGTTTTTTGTGGTGTCATGGTTATTTACCTCCAATCCGTTCTCTTACGCCGTTAATCCAGTAATCGCCATACTTAGCTTTTTGAGCATCAAACCAATGATCTGTTGCTTCCGGATTTGAGTAGGTAAGGGGTCTGTCAGTTACAACTTTTGTAACGCCCTTACGCGCCCAGGGACTTCCGGTATCGGGGTCAACCATAACCAGACCTTCATGCTGAAAACGAGCATAAGGGCCGGGGAATACCACTTGCCGTCCACCGTATTTGACATGAGAACGCTGTTGCAATCCTCCTGTCAAAATTGGCATGACAGCTCTACAATCCTCCAGGACACGATCACCGAGCCACTGCTGCGCTTCGATGTGTCGCTGCTCATAGGGCTTGAGGTCTATTTCAACACGAAAACTGCCACTTACATATGAGATGTAAGGAAAGTGGAATGTGTCTGACACATTACCTGCCTCCGATCTCAAAATGAGGAAGCAGACCAAAGAACACCGCAGAGGTAACCATGTAAACACCGTCGTATGCGTCATTCATGGCATGATAAAGGCCGGAATCATACCCTTCATCAGAGATGGGGGTAAGATCCGGCCATTCACCGTCATAGATAAAATCGCATTCAGGCTTGAAGGTAATTCGTTCCGCAGGATTTTTGCATTTTGCGTATTCTTTCGGCCCGGTGTAGCTTTTCGCTCCTGCTGTCGTGGTGATTTGCTTGTCACCAGAGCAATGAACGATCACATCCACAGTATCAGCGTTGTTTTTTCCCGTCGTAGTGGAGCCGCTGGATTTGGTTTCTGTCAAATCAGCGCCCTTAATGACAGACGGATACCAAGCAGCGCTATCTTCATGGAAGTTAAATACCGTGATTGTATTCTGGTACACGCTTCACACCTCCCGCATACAAGAGATTAACACCGTTAGCATCCGGGATGTTCGCCAGATACTTTGCAGCGATACCGTTAATCAGAGCGACTTGCGCGAGGTCACTCGCAGCAGCGGTTGCGTAGACCGTATTGGCGGCATTTGTGGAATAGGAAATAGATTCTCGCCCAGAAGAAATGGACGCTACAGTGCCACGGTAGCTCCCGTCAGCGGCTTTCTGGGCAGATGCAGCGGCACGCTGTACATCGATATAAAAGAGAGCTTCAGCAATGGCACATACAGCCTTTTTCACTTTTGCAGCGTGTGCTTCAACAGTTGGAAATGCGAAAGTCAAGCGCCCAAAGGTTGGGCCGTCCAACTCGTCACTTGCACGGGCAAGCCACTTATCCGCGTTTTCCTCAGTCAGCACATCACCGAAAAAGGACTTCTGGTAAAAGTCTAAATCGGCGTATGCCATGGGCTGTCCTCCTTAGTCGGTAGTGTCTTCGGTCTTATCGTCTTCGATCTTGTCGCCTGCAGCCTTTTTGGTAGCCCGCTTAGCGGTCTTTTCTTCGACCTTCTCATAGCGTTCAGACTTCAGCATCAGGGCGATAGTGCCCTTGTCTTCAGTTCTGACGATATTGCCGGTTTTAACATTCTTGAATCTCATGTTACATATCCTCCTTTAGAGTTTTGGAAGGAAGAGCGCTTACGCGCTCTTCTCAACGGCCTTGAAAATCAGGTCAGGGGTGACGGCATCGGTGCCGTAATGGTAGAACATCTCCACGCCGTAAGCGTTGGACAGGGGGATCTTTTCAGCAACATACTGATCCGCCATGACGGGCTGAGCGACAGCACCACGAACCTGCAGCAGCAGATCGCAGCCTGCGGGCAGATGGATGTTGGATTCAGTCTCAACGCCGTGCCAGACGTAGAACTCTTCATCACCGGTATCCACGTTGGAACGGGTCTGCTTATCCAGGTTGTTGCGGACCTTGCCGTAATACTTGCTGGACAGGGACAGATGCATCAGAGCGCGGGGCACGCCGTCAACAAAATCATTCTGGGTGTTCTCACACTCCTGAATGACAGCTTCCAGAATGTCTTCGATAGCGGCAGCGGGATCAATCTCGACCTCGACAGCCACGGCGGCAGCTTCCTGGAAGAATGCAGTATCCAGCTCAGTAGCCATCTGCAGGACGTGGTTTGCGGCGCGACGATCCAGCAAGCCGTCTACGCCGTACAGCCGGGTATCCTTCTCTTCCAGTTCTTCAACGATTTCCTGGTCAGTGTCGATGATGACATTGACAGGCTTTGCCTTAACGGCGTTGCCCTTACCGGCAGTACGGGCAGTGCCGTAGGCCTGGGGCTTAGCGTTCACAAAACGCTTAGCTTCAACGGAGCCGGAAGTGGGATCACCGGACAGATCCATATTCTTCAGCTTCGCAGAAATCAGAGCTTTCTGGACGTTCTCAATGACACGGCCATACAGCTCAGACAGGTATTCCTTACCCTCTTCCTGAGTAAGGATATTCAGTGCAGTAATACGAGGCATTGTTCATACTTCCTTTCGGATAAAAATTTTTAAGGGTTAGAAGATCTTGGGGGGCGTAAATTTCTTGGGCGCGGGAGTAGGATTACTCACAGCCCCGGTAAAGGCGGGGGCCTTGCCCTGCAGGCCTGCAGCCTTCGCAGCCGCTGCCTTTTCCTCAGCGGTCATATACAGGCTGTTGTCCTTTGCCTTAGCGGCCTTCATGTAATCTTCAAAGCCGAAGTATGCGCCGTCCTTCCATGTGCAGCCGCTGCCCTCTGCCATGCACTCAGCCTCAAGCTGTTTGCGGGCGTAGGGAGAAGTGACGCCGTATTCATCAAACTTCTGCTTCAGCCAGTCCTTCTGATCGCGGGCGGTAATTTGGGCATTGAAATTCTTCTGTGCGTCCTCAGCCTGCTTCTTATAGGTCTGGATCTCCTGCTGAATCTGCTGAGGATCAATGCCCTCAAACTTCTTCAGAGTGGTTTCGGCGGTGTCGAGCTGTCCCCTCAGACCGTCCCGCTCAGTTTCCAGAGTAGTGATGGTCTTCTTATGCTTCTCAATGTCCTTACCGTGAATGGCAAGTACCTGAGTAGCCTGTTCCTCAGACAGGCCGATTGCGGTCAATTCTTCTGTTTTCATAGAGTTACCTCCAAATCCGATGATTAGGCTTTTTAGGACGTTGCCGTGTCCCATCGTCCCGGAATTATTAAGTCAACCGGGTTGACTAATGTTGTACCCCTTACCGGAGTCGAACCGGTGATACCTTGAGGGGCATAAAAAACAGGATCTTTATGAATTGCTCCACAAAGATCCTGTGATTTTATTGGGATAGGGCTTTTCGGGCCGCTGCAGTAGCCTTTGCTGCCTCAGAACGATTCCATTTTGCAACCGTGATGCGGTCAGATAACCGTTTAAGGCCGTTTTCCTCGCAGAAAGCATTGTAAAATGTGTTCTGCTTTCGGAGAAGTAATGCAGATTTACTGTACTCGTTCTCAAGTGTAGCTTTCAGCTCCTGATCCTCAGCAGCATCAATAGCCGCCCGGTAGCCCAGCAACTTTAGCTTGGTGCCACGAATACGGGCTTCGGCTCTACGTTGTTTTTGCGACAGGTCATAAACCCTTTTATTTTCTTCGCTGTCAAATTCCTTAAATGGATTATGGTCTGGATCTCCTGGGCCGAATGAGTGGCGGCAATTCCAGCCGCTCAAGCCCTCGCCTGTGCCGTAGCCTGTGGTTTCAGCAAATAGGGGATATCCAGGAGTTTTACCAGTCCGGCTATATAACTTACCCTGCCACCAAAAGTGATTTCCGGGATTTTCACCGCCGTCACCGTAACGAGCGCCAATGTGAGCGGATACCCGGATAAGATCCCATTCCCTTTCAATCATACTCTGGATTGCCATGTTTCCACTTGCCTGTGCTACGCCTGTACGGACGGCACGAAGTACAGCGGTTTCTATGGTATCCACATGACCTGTAGGATAGTAAACCTTTGTCTGGTGTACAGCAATATCGTTTACAGCCTCTTTTACAGCCTGTGTATAAGAGGTTGCACCGCTCATTACCTTAAAATGGGCGGTATCCAAAACGTTAACAAGCCGTTTCTGGCTTGCCTTTGCGGTGGTACGAGTAAAGTTGCGGATCTCAGCATTTGTCCGTTGATAGGAGTCGGTCAAAAGCTGAATCATTTCCTCAGATTGTGCAAGTGTTTGTGAGGGCAGTCCGTGGGCAACATAAAAATCGTTATCCCTTGCAAACGCCATCACTCCCGCGCCCTCAAAAATAGCCTGTACCTCTGCTGCAGAGCGTTTGGTGAATCGGGCAATCTCTCGCTGCATAGCGTCAAGGTGTCCACCGGCGGACTGATGTACTTGAATCTGCCATTCATCTGTAGGGGAAAGCACAAAA